CAATAAAGCTACATAGAGCGGACGGCAGTGTAATTGCAGAGGCGATGCTGCCTGACACGCCAGACGAACTTCCGCTTGCGCGGTATGTGTCGTTTATCGCAGAAGCGGCAAAAATCCAGATCCCCGGCACAAATACCGCACTTGCTATGGCAAAGGCGGTTTCTGAATTTACGGGCGTTCCGTTTCACGACCTGCTGCAAGCAGAATATGGCGGCGAATACTGGCGCAGCGATACGCGCGGGATACAAGGCATATACGCCTGGGCAGTTGATTGCGTAGGTCGCTGGAAAGGCAGCGAATGTAGCGGTCGGTTCACGTACAGGGATCAGACTTTTGATATTCCGGTGATCTTCCAAAAGGCGATTGTTGGCAGCATATTGCCAGACATTACCGTAAACGAAGCGATTGAGGTGCAAGAAACTGTGCGGCTGTTCAGCGATCAGATCCAGAAATCAGCAAGCGTGCGCGAATGCGCAGCCATGCTGCTGACAGGCCAGGACGCAAAAGACATTGAGCCGTATTACAAGCGCTTGTGCGCAATTGTGCCAGAGGCAAAAGCTATTGATCTGATAAATATTGATGTGCCAGCAGTCGAAAGAATCATTGTTTCACATGGCGACCCGGACGGCAATTACACATTCACGCGCTATTTGCGTGTGCTTGCCATTTTATGCCGGATGCCGGGCGAATCACTGCCACATGCAGAGCGCGAAAAGCGGGCGTTTATCGCCGAGCGCATGCAGTTCTTTGAAGGAATAGATACGAAAACGGCACTCGATGTTGATTTTTTTTTGCTCAATATCTTGACTGCCTGCGAAATGATCCTTCCTGTTATTGGTTCTTTAATTCTCCCGGCTTTCGCAGTCGTGGCGGAGATGAGCGCATGGAACGAGAGGCATATTCCAGGGCTGTAAAGCACCAGGAAGAAGTATTCCAAAGGGTCGGGCATAAAGCGATCCTACATAAGCTACTTGAAAAGCGGTGGTTTGAATGCCCCGATAAAACACCAATGCAAAGTGCGCTCGAAGCATTCTACGAAGATGCCGTTCGGGCGATTAGCACAGAAAACGCAACATTTTAAAATGGCTATAAACAAGCAAGATTTTTACAACGCGCTAAAAAACGCGGTGATATTCAGCCCTGCCTGCTCCGACAAGTGTCGGCAGTTGCAGACTTTTCGCGTATTAGAGCAGGGCGGTGGAGCAGCCATGAAAGCCGAAAACTTCGGCGCTACGGTGTGCGACAAAGACAAGCCGTTTTTTTGGTCGCGCGCATGGCATAACAATAAGTACAAAGGCGCACCAACCTGGGAGTTTCCCGCCCTTGTCGTGATAGAGCGGTCGTACACGGTTGATCGCCCGTTCGCGGCGATGAATACGCGCAAATTCGAGTTCAATATTTCTGTGTTGGACAAATTCAGCGTCGGCACAGATAAGACGGTTTGCACGGGCTGCGCCGGGCGAACAATTAACGAGATATATGAAGACACGGAAGTGCTGTTGTTTCAGGCACTTTCGCTGATCGGGAAAACGCGCCTATACGAAATCAACGGCGAAATAAGCCTGTACACGCCGGAGATGGTGCAGGCAATGTATGATGCGGGCATGATTAGAAGCATAACCGAAAGCCAGGGATGGGGAAGCCTGCAAGCGCAGGGAGTGAAAGAGCAAGGCGGATATAAAGCGGCGATTCCACAAGAAAACTTGTATGGAAATTCAATCAACCTGGTCGTTGATATGAAGTATTGCGATGAAACGGTATGGAACTTTGACGGGATCGAGAACATGCCCGTGATGCTATCTCAAGCCTGCAAAACATGCGGATAATGGCAAAGCTGCTTGACATATTAGCTACGCTGGCAGGCTTTGCAATCGGCATTTTTGCCGCAATCATGCTGCTAATCGGAGAAAAAACAGAAAAATGATTGAAGCGATACACGCAGCACTGGAACGGGCAATGGCAATACTACAAGGCGATATTCGCAAGGAGCTGATCGCGCAGGGGCATTACAACACGGGGCGGTTGCATGATTCTATTCAGTACCGCATTGATGACAACGGCAGCGATACGGTAACGGCGGTGATCGAGTGCGAAGAGTATGGGCTTGCGCTGGAATTTGGCGTAAAGCCAGACCGTATTCCTTTCGGCAGGGGCGGCGGCGGTGCAAGCAAGTACATCCAGGGGCTTATCACTTTTTTCAAGTCGAAAGGTCTGGAGGAGCGCGAGGCGGTTGGAGCCGCATTTGCTACGGCACATGTACACGCCCGCGAGGGCATGCCGACATTCGCAAGTTCGCGTTTCAGCAAGTCGGGCGACCGTGTTGGATTTGCGTCAACGGCGCTGGAGCGCGATCTTGAAATAATTGGGCGCGTGATCGAAGAAACAACAGGCGCGAAGTTAACCATCGAGTTTTCGCAGCCCGAAATAATTGAACCGATTATCTTCTATACATAGAAATGGCACAAAAAATACTATTCACCTTTTCCGCGCAAGATGTCGGCGTTGCTAAGACGCAGGAGACAATACGCGACAGGCAAAAGGCGATAAACGACCAAATTAAAGAGGCGAAGCGGATTGGTTCGCCTTACGACGCGCTGCTTGGTGAGCAGGTTAAGCTGCGCCGGGAATCAGCCGCGCTGCGCGAAGAGCAGGCAAAGCTAAACCGCGAGTTCAAGGCGACTACCGTTCCGAAAGATTCACTCGCAGGCTTGCGCCTTGAATATTCAAAGCTCACAGACCAGGTTACAAAACTGTCGGCTGCCGAAAGAAATTCCAGGTTTGGGCAGTCTATAATTTCAAACGCAGCAGGCGTAAAAAAGCAAATTGACAGCATCGAGCAATCGCTCGGGCGGTTCACGGGGAATGTAGGTAACTATAAGTCTGCATTCAGCACGGTTGGCAGCCTGCTTGGCGGTGCAGGTGTTGCGATAGGTGGCGGGGAGATAATCAATGCGGTAAGAAGTTACGACAAGCTATTTGCCACACTTCGGCAAAGTATTGGCAACGACCAGGGCGCGAAAACCATATTTGCCGACATAAAATCGTTTGCGAAAGAAACGCCGTTTCAGTTAGATGAGGTCACGGGCGCATTTATCAAACTTCAAAACCGGGGGTTTAGTCCTACTGTCGAGCAGCTTCGCACGTTTGGCGACATTGCAGCAACGCAGTTCAAGACAATAGACCAATTCACGGAGGCTGTGCTTGATGCACAGACGGGCGAGTTTGAGCGCCTGAAGGAGTTTGGTATTGTTGCCCGCAAGAACGGCGATGACATACGCGTAACTTTCAAAGGGCAGTCTGAAACATTCAAGAATACGGCGGACAACATCACGGGATACCTGCTCAAACTGGGGCAAATGCCCGGCGTTGCGGGAGCAGCAAGCGCAGTATCGCAGACACTCGACGGCACGCTTTCAAACCTGGTTGACAACTTTCAACAATTATTCGCCTCAATCGGCTCGGGCGGCGGCACGCTAAAGTCGTTTTTTGATGGTATTAACGACATTGTTGGCAGCGTAAACGATTTTCTCGATACTCCGCTTTCGCAAGAATTGCAGCAGCAGCAGGCTGATTTTACAGCGATGCTGTCTGTCGTGCAAGATGTTACGACCAGCGAAAGCGAGCGCAACCGCGTAATTTCTACCCTTAAAGAGCAGTATCCGCAATACCTGAAGTTTGTAAACGACGATACAAACGGGCAAATTGACCTTGCGAAAACAATGGCGTTTGGCAATTCGCTATTTGAGCAGCGAATCCTGCTTCAGTCCACCGAAGAGCAGCGCACGGCGCTAACCAAGGAAAAGATTAAATTAGAAAACGAACTTACCAAAGCCCTGATTGATGGGGACAAGGCGCGGCGTGCGGCAGGTGCTACGTCTGGCATTGTGCGCAACGATGCCGGGGACATTCGACAAACCGAAAACATTGGCGCGCAGGCAGAGCGGCGCATAAACTCGCTGCGCGAAAGTCTGCAAAAAACGCAGGGCGCACTCGCAGACCTGCAACAAACAGCAAACGAAACTGCACTTCGCACGACAGGCAAAACGCTTTCAGAAATAGAGGGTGAAATCAATAAAATATTTGAAGGCGGGGACAAGCAGAAAACAAGCACACCGGGCGGCGGCGCATTAAAAGCGCTGGCAGGATCTATTGCCGCAATCGAAGAAGAAATCAAGACGCTCGAAGGCAGGATAAACAAAACGCCGTCATCGAGCGGCATTATGCCGTCGCTAATCACGCAGCTTGATGAGGCGAAAAAGAAACTGGACAAGGCGAAGTCAGCGTTTCTGGAATTGCAATTCTTTACGCGCACGGGGCGCAAGCTCGCACCGTCCGCACCGGATACTGCCGAAGCGCCGACCATCGGCTTTGTGCCTGAGCTATTAACAGAAGACAACAAGAAAAGCGCGAAAGATCAGGCGGATCAACTGCGCAAGGAAGTCGAGGCGCGCATGCAGGCAGTGGAATTTCCTATCGAAATCAAGATAGATGCTGCCTCGCAAAAGGCGCTCGATGAGATGGAGAAGCAGGTAGAGGAAGGCGCAAAGCGAGACAAAGAGCGGCGGGATAAAGCCAGCGATGAGCGGATTGAAAAAGAAAAAAGGACGCTTGAGGTACTTACTGCAACCGCAATTAGTAGCGCAGAAACTGCGGCAAGCGCAGCGTTCAATATTTCGGAAAACCGCCGCAATGCCGAGCAAAATGCAGCCCTTGCAGCCTTGGAGGTGCGGCAGCAAAAAGAGATAGATGCCGCGAACGGCAATGCGGATCAGGAGAAACTGATCCGCGAAAAGTACGAAAAGGAAAAGGCTGCAATAGAACGCAAGTTCGCGCAGCAGCGCAAGGCAGCCGCAATCAAGGAAGCGCTTATCAATACGGCGCTGGCAATCACAAAGGCACTCACAGGCGCGCCTTTCCCTGCAAACTTGATACTCGCAGGAGGCGCGGCAATTGCAGGCGCAGTACAAGTAGCAGAGATCAAATCGCAAGAGTTTTGGCAAGGTGGCCAGGTCAAGCGCCTTGCATCCGGCAGAATCCGTGAGCGGCAAAATGCACCGCGCACAGCACATGGCGATACGGTGCTTGCATACGTCAAGCCAGGCGAAATGCTGCTAACTGAAGAGCAGCAAAGTAATGTGATGGAAATGGCGGGGCATGATGTGTTTCACCGCGCCGGAGTGCCGGGCATAGCAAGCAAAATGCCTGTTCCGCACTTCGCAACGGGCGGTGTTGTCGGCTATGTGCCGCAAACATCTTTTTCTTCATCTACCCTGAATGTATCGGCAGTCGCTTCGTTTTCAGACGAACAGGTAACGGCGATTGGCCGGATTGTGGCAAACGAAGTATCAAAAGCAGTAGGTAGCGAGGTGCGATCCGGTATAGGCAACGGCCTAAACGACGCAAACCGCCGAATTGAGCGCGAAGGCATAATGAATCAAAACCGACTTGGATAAATGGCAATCTCTATAATATCACACCCCGAGGTTTCACCCGTACCTACGCCCGTCTCTGACTGCTTGCAATTCTGCTTTCAACCAGATGACACAGACATTTTTTCTACTGTCGGCTCAAACGCCTCTATTTCTGTGGTGTTCCCTTCCACGGTCGGTTCAATCCCGGCAGACGGTACGACATTCACGCTATGGGGTAGAGCGTTCACGGTGAATAGCGCAAGCGACTACACAGCTAATTCGTTCAAGGTCGTTTCTTCAGGGAATACTACCGGGTCGAACTTTCGCAGGATGCTGCAAGCAAACTTCTTTTTTAGCCGCGATACGAATATCGCAGCTGACGGCAATTTGCGCAGCACGCTTGTAACCTGGAAGACATGTGGCGAGC